GCTTATCGCCCTTCTTAGCGCACTTACGAATCTTCTCAACCAGCGCATAAGCCTCTTCCTTATGTGCCGATAGGTCAGAATCAATATCTATAGCTCTAACGATTCCATCGACTGGTATATGGTCAGAATTGCCTTTCGCAATGTGCCGAGCATCAGCAATCCAGCCATCAGACTTACGATCGCGATCAGGATAATCGTCATCGATTTGCTCCCGTAATTGGACACCAGCTGCACATAGTCTCGTCATTATCTTAAGGGATTGTTCTAGAGGCCTAGAGCCTTTAGATCATTAGTAGTTAGGCCAAGAGCCTTCAATTTAACTTCGGCGGCAGACTTAGCCTCTGCCTTTGCTTGGTCTTTGGCTTCGCGCTCGGCTGCTTTAGCCATATCTTTTTCCAATTGTTCTAACTCATCATCATTGAAATCTCTAGTAATTGTTTCGCCAGTTGTCGCGTTAATGATTGTTACTTTTGGTGTTATAGACATTATTTTACTCCATAAATGTATAAGTTACCTGCGCTGAAATTAGTGCTGCTTACTGTAAAAATAGTGATTGAATTAATTGCTGATGCTGTATCAACTCTGCAAATCTTTGTAAAAAATTTATTCGCAGTGCTGAATCTGCCTTTGGAAGACATAAAGAAAGTGTGCTGTTCGGCTGCTGCATAGCGCGGAATAATAAACTCAAATGAGCCTGTTTTATCATAATCCGAAGTGGAAATCATATGTGATACTTGGATATTTGTTTGGCCAGTATTGGTGGCAGGGTAAGCAGTACCATCTTCTACTTGAAGTTCCGCATAAAAATAACTGGAAGAAGTTATGCCATTAAATCTTAATAACACTTGGTCTGTGCTTGCCAAAGAAATACCTGAAGCCACTACTTTTAAGTCTGTGTAACTTCCACTAATTGATGAAACTGTAAAAGTGGCAGCGCTGGTTAATGCAGTTGTGCTTAAAAGTGTCATAGCACCAGTAGCAGTTACCCATTCAGGAGCAGTCGCACCAGAATTTACTGTCAAGACTTGACCAGCAGTTCCTATAGGCAAAGCAGTATTTACATTGGCAGTTGCTGATCTATAAGCAAGTGCGCCAGTAGTAGTCTGTGGGTTTAAGTTCTTTGTCGTTGTATCGACTGAGCTTCCCAATGTGCGAATTGCAGCTGCGCCATCTTTAACGAGATCAGTATCGTTAGGGGTAGTCCAGCCGTAATTAGTAGTCGTTGCCATTTAGTCTCCTATGCCACAATTGTAGCGTTTAGCCAGTATAAAGCTGGATTGATTGTATTCCAAGTCTCGACCGCTGGGACTGAGTTCCAGCGGAAAGCCTGCAAGCTAAATGCTACTGGTGATAAGTTCATCGTCAGCTCTAAACGATTTAACCCAGCCGTCCAAGTCCAGCCCTCTACAAAGCCTTGGAATTCTCCATCCACCATATTGGCTGGCAGATTGACGATATTTAGCGGCATACCCATAAAGACATTCAGCAAGTTATCTCGGTCAGAATTATCTATTTCTGTGTTGCCTAATGCGAAAGTTATTTGTCTTAGAGCAAATTGAGGATAAGCGCGGATAAGTAGATAGAAGGCTGCTTGATCCTTTGCATCGTTCTGATTTCGCAAAGTAGTTCTAATAGTCGTTGCCAATTGGCCATAAAGAGCTATTGAAGCTGCATCTTCATCGCTCACTTCGGCATTGCCTACGCCGTATCCAACTGTAATGGCATTTCGGACATCGCCAGCTCGCTTAACGATGGAAAGGGCTGGGCCGATGGCGTGATTGCCATCTAAATCGACATAGCCATTAGTTGAAAGATATTGGCTTCTATGTGTTGAGTCAGCATACCCAATTCTGCCCTGAGCATCTTCATATAAATACCCAAGTCCGCTGGTCGCAAATCGAGAAGCTAGGTTATAAACTGTGTCATTTAAATTGCTTTCAGAGTGCAAGTCATAATCGCCCGGAGTATCTATCTCACCTAGTCCGCTATTTTCTGCATCCTGCCATTGAGTCGTTGCGTCATAATCGTTCCAAGCCTCGGCAGCTGGCACTTCATTCCATTGGTCGAATAAAACTGTGCTTAATAAAGTTTCAATTCTGTCGCCATCAAATTGATGAGCAAAGTTGCCTGTATAAACCGCTCTGGCTAAACGAGCCAATGCTCCTACTGCCACTATTTTAATTTGTTGGCTGGTGGCCGTTGATCCTGAAGTTTGGACTGTAATGCCTAAATCGGTTATAAAGCCGCCAAACAGATTTACATAAGCGCCAGTAGAGTCTTGGACTTCTATTGTTACTGCGTCATTTACTTCATAGGGGACTGCAGCTTCAGCTGTCTCTATAAGACTTACATTGCAGTAACCAGCAATCGGCTGCTGATAAATATCGGTGCGACCCGAGGTAATAGTTAAGCCGCTAAGGGTTGCGCTAGTAACTGTAACGCCATCAACCTTAACTCGATAGACTGGATTCCAAAGGGTCATACGCCGAGAGTATCTAAGGAGCCAGTCCTTGCTTGACTTTCATTAAGCGCATCAATTACTGCTCTGGTAAATCCTTCGCTATCGATAACAGAAGCAGCATTAACATTTATAACGACACCTTGAGTAGAAGCGTCTGAAGTATTTGTTACACCAGCTTTCCTATCTGCAATTCTTTGCCTGATTGCTGCCGTTTCAGCTTTTAATTCTTCTGTTCTAGCAACGGCGTCTAAATAGGCTTGGCTTGGAACGAAAGGAACATTAGGGAAAAAGGGATTACTAAAGTTTCCGCCGCCAGACTCATCTGTAAAATCATCATCGCCGCCGCCTGTTGTGATAAAGCTAGAATTGCTAAAAGGATTAATTTTGCCAAGAAATTGGCTTAACGGATTGTTTTTTATAAAATCTACTATTTTTTTATAGGCATCATATAAATCTTTAAAGAAATTAACCGCCTTACCTACGATATTTACCACCGCGGTAATACCAGTTACTATGCCGCTAAAAGCTGACTTAAGAGCCCCTGTCATTATTGGCACAATATATTTATTTAAGAAATTCCAAAGAGCGGTAAATTCTTCTTTATTATCATCAATAGCTTTAGTCAAAGGTTTTAATTTATCTTGAATCGCTTGAACTGCTGGGCCTACTTTAGTATTAAAAGCATCTAGCAATTGAGTCAAGATAGGCAATAATCTAGCGCCGACAGATTCTTTGGCCTCATCAAAGGCAACCTGCATCCTTGCCATCTTGCCACTAAAAGTATCTGCCTGAACCGAAGCTTGGCCGCCAAAGGTTTCGGCTAATGATTTAGTTACATCGTCAAAACTCATTGATTTTAATTCAGCAGCGGAAAGTCCTACCCCGAGACGCTGAAGCGAAGTGTTAGTGCCATCATAGGCCTTAGCTAAAGCTACGCTTACTGTCTCTAAATCTTTACCAGAACCAGCGGCAATATCAAGAGCTAAAGTCTGTAATTTCTGCGCTTTTTCAACATCATTAGTCGCTCTTACTAGCTTTTCAAAAGAAGGTCTTAATTTGTCATCGGCCACACCAGTAGCCAAAGACATTTTTAGGATTTGATCCTCTACAGCTTTTATCTGTTCTCTTGTAGCGCCAGTCGTATTCTCTAAAGTCTGAGCTAACTTGACTTGAGCCTTTTCATCTTCGATAGCTGCTTTAACGCCATCTATAAGCAACTTACCAGCATAAGCAGCTGCGGCAGCAGCAGCAACGGCAAAACCGGCAGCAGCCTTCTTTCCAAATTCTCCTAGCTTATTGCCAAAGCCTTCAACTTCTTTTTCGCCTTGACCAAGCTTTTTCTTTAAATCATCAACATCTGCAAGGATGGATAACTTCAGCGTTCTATTACCAGCCATTTGTTATCCCCATTTCTTTACAATTGCAGCAAAAGCTTCTTCCCATTTGCGAATCAATTCAGGCTGAATCTTGCGAAGTGTCGGGTAGATGAAGTAGCCAGAATTGCCGCGTCCTTGATTGGGAGTGCGTTTGGGGAACTGGCGATAGCGGTTACTTCCAAATTCAAGTCCTGCCCAGAGCTTTTGCGTCGTTGCGCCACCAGAAAACCTTTGAGATGCAAATCCGTAAGAGAATTCACCGATTTTGGATGACTTGCTGATGCGGACACCTTCGGCAACTCTCCGAACACCAGCACCCGAGACTGTTCGTCCCAGCGCGGTGACTTTGATTTGATTGGCTGCGTAGGTTGCAATTGCATTGCTTTCGGTTCTAGCTTCTTGGATTGCTTGCTCATCCATTGCTTTAAAGGCGCTGAGAATACCGCGTAGCTCGCTACGATCATAAGTAATCGGATCACTTGCCACCATTTCTCTCCTTTAGTATTTCCAAGGCTGTCAAGACATCTTCGGCATCATCCCAATATTGTTTAGGAATCCGCGTCTCAATTGCCAGAAGCGTTAGAAGATAGTTTAGGCTTCCAGCGCTGTGGCTTTTGGGTTTTCATTCACCACATCAATGTCTGCAACTGTCTCCATCCATACTTCGAAAGATTTAACTGGCTTGCCAGCCGCTTCGCGTTTCATTGCGTTATATGCCAGAAACATAATGTCCCAGACACCGCCTAATTCGCCAATCGTCTTGCCAGTTGCTTTCTCCCATTTGGCATACTCGGGCGGTTGGGCAATATAAGTTGCTTCCTCGCCCGAGTTATATTCAATTTTTATTTGCGACTTCATAGCTCCCGATGCTCCGATCTATTAGGCAAAGTTTTCTGCTGGTTGTCCAATTACTGTCATTGTCCAAGTGTCAGTTAGCGCTCCTGGTGCTGCGCCACCTGCTGTTGGAAATATTGGCAGAACTTGGAATGTAAAAGTTGCGCCAGATGCGGCTGTAAATACTGTTGAGATTCCAGTATTAGGCGCTGATTCTGCTACGCCCCACATAATTTCAAATAGAGAGCCAGTCGCTCCCCAATCCTGCAATAGTTCAAGTGTAAAAGTCCATTGCTTATCTACGGACTTATAAGCGCGACCATCAAGGGTTTGATAAGTCTCGATAATTGTTTCGCAGCTTAAAACTGCAGAAGTAGTTTGAGCATCGAAGTTGTTACCACCAATGGTAAAACTAACATCGCGCCCAGTTATTACTGTTGTTGGCATTTAGGTCTCCTATGCGGTTTGCTCGTAGCGGACGCTCAAGCGTATATCTGAAACTAGCAGGGTAGTAGTTCCAACTTCGGTTACCGAAGGTCTTTCGACTATTGATAACTCATACTTGGAAGCATTTAACGCTCCAAGAATACTAATAACCATTTGCTCTAAGTTATCTAAAGCAGCGGCATTGCTGAAATACGCAACGCAAGCAGTTATGGTGTAATTTAATTTAACGCGAGTTGTGGATTTGCCTAAGACTTCTAGCTCCATATAGGGCGAGTCTGGTATAACCACAATTGCTGGGACTATAGGCGCTTCTGGAACTGCATCATAGATATTTGCAGCTACGCCAGCAAGCGCAGTCTTTATAGCGCCTCTAACATCTGTAGCAATTGTGCTCGGCATTATCCGACCATCGTCTCTACATCAAGGTATGGCCCTAGTAGCCCAGTTACCTTGGCAAGTAAATTTTTAGATAGGCGGTAAGGGGTAACTGCAAAATCTACGCCTTCTATTGATCCGCCTGCTGCGGTTCTTGCTTGGAATATTTCGACTGAGATAGCCAGAATTGCAGCTTCAGCATTGGCATTTCCGACATAGGTTGATAGTCCAGAGAGCGCAGCGTTTCCTGCTGGGATGATATTTTTCTCCAATATATCTGCATTGGTGATTGCGACTGTGAATACATAATCTGAAATTTCGTCATCGGTTACTGTGTGAGTGCCATTAAATGGTGATCCGCAGCCAGTAATTATTACGGATTGGCCTTCGGTAAATTCTTGAATTGTTGCGGTCTCAAAGTAAGCGATATTATTCTCAAGCTTTACTTTGTTTATTTTGCTTTGGAAAGTGACCAGCATTGGAAGAACTAGGTTTTCTGAAGCATCGACAATATCGTTTAGATACGCATCGTTATACAAAGATGACGAAACGCCAAGAATCGTCCTAAGCTCTGTGGCCGTAACTATCGTTGGCATTTCGTCATCCTTTCAAGCAGTTAGGTGAGCGGCCAGCTCGGGAGCGGACTGGCCGTCACTATTTTGAATTGACTATGCAACTTTCCATAGATAAGCGCCTGCGCCTACCTTGGTGGCTAGTGCGCCGTATCCGTAGTAAGAAACCTCAATCTGGCCGTTTAGAGCCACATTGGTCTGCAGACGGAAACGAGATGATTCATACCAAGTGTATGCCTCTGGATTGATGATAATGATTGAGTTGTCATCAGTTCCGCCAGTTAGATTTCGAGATACGCGAAGGTTTAAACCTGCAACATTTCCAGTAACGGAATTAGGTGCAAGATTTCCAACCTGATTACTTGGGTTGATAACAGCCTGATAAATTGGACGGCCAGCATCATTGAGGTTCATTAATGCGCCCCATTGCTCAGGAGATACGCAGATATTTTGAGCAAATCCGAGAGTTCCTGAGTAAATGCTTACTGCTGCATCAGATACGAAATCAAGCAAGT